GCGCTGTCGTCGGCATCATGCGTCCGCCAGCCATGCCTGAAAACGCCACCATCGACCAGATGCTGATCAGCGATCAGAACGGCATGACCTACCTGTTGCTGCAAATCCAGCAATACGGTCAGACCACCTGGGAGCTGCACTTGGCCTGGGGCTTCAAAGTGGTTCAATCCGAACACGTCTGCCTCGTTCTGGGCTGATACGTCGAATAACGCTCAGGGGCTTCGGCCCCTGCGTGTTCAAGAGGAATAGAGCATGGCTGGTTTGACCAAAGAGCAAAAAGCGGCAAGGGTACTCTTGGCGAAAGCTATTGAGATCAGCACATTGTCCGCCGATGAATTCGAAAAGCTGAGCGATGACGAGAAGAAAGTCTTCCTCGACATGGCACAGGACGCTTCTGAGCCTGAAGACGAGGTGGACAACTCCCATCTGATCGAAGTCAGCAAGGAAGGTGAAACCCTCAGCGTTCACCCGACCGCACTGGCTGACCACAAGCGCAACGGCTGGAAAGAGGTTTAAACCATGGCTCTCGTCATCGAAACCGGTTTGATCGTTCCAGGTGCCGAGAGTTTTGCTACGGCCGCCGAACTGGTTACGTACGCCGCGAACTTCGGCCGGGTGATTCCGGCTGATACCACCGCGCAGGAAGCGCTGTTGCGTCGGGCTGCGCTTGAGATGAGCGCTAAGCCTTGGAAGGGCCGCACGGTGAGCCAGCTCCAAACACTGGCATGGCCTCGCTACGAGGTATGCCTGAATAAGTGGCTGCTACCGTCCGACTCCATCCCCGCGCAGATCAAGGCCGGGCAGATGGCTCTGGCCACCGAGATTCATGCCGACGACTTATCGCCGCCCGAGCAACGCCTTGGCTCAATCAGCCGGGAGAAGGTCGGGCCGCTTGAAACCGAGTACTCGACTGCAAGCCCCATCATCAGCAAGGCTGCCGCTGTTCGGCAGTCCTATGCGCAGTTCTCCGGGCTTTTGCAGTCGTCCAGCCAGGTATCACTGAGTAGAAGCTGATGGAGTCCCCGAGCATGTCCAAGAGCGCGAAGTTGGTTCACGGGGTAGGGCTCAATGATGCGGACTACCCGATTGCTTCATACGCAGTCATTTGCGGGCGCCGCAAACAACAGTGGGTTTGTCCTATTTACAACGTTTGGAAAGGCATGCTTGAGCGCTGCTACAGCGCCAAATCTCAATTGCGCTGCCCAACGTATATCGGCTGCTCAGTCGTGCAAGAGTGGCATTCTTTCTCCGCATTTCGCGAATGGGTGCTGAATCAAGATTACGAGGGCAAGCAGCTGGATAAGGACATCCTTGTTCCTGGCAACAGGGTGTACGGTCCAGGCACTTGTGTGTTTGTTTCGCCAGACCTCAACAAACTCCTGAACGGCTACAGCGCTGCTCGCGGTGAGTGGCCGATCGGAGTGTGCCTGCATAAGGGAACTGGAAAGTTCCAAGCCATGTGCTGCAACCCCTTCACTCGAAAGAATGAACACCTCGGCCTATTCACTAGCCCAGATGCAGCAAACGACGCATGGCGAGTAAGAAAACATGAGCACGCCTGCGCATACGCCGAGCTTCAGAGCGATCCACGCATTGCTACCGCGCTTCGGGCTCGCTACGCCAGTTAACGTCGGAGATCTTTATGGGCGACATCTACGATCGAGCGAAGGCGAGCGCTGCTCGAATGCTGGCGCCGCGCTCCCGTGGTGGCAAAGGTCTAGAGTTGTCACTGGTCCGCGTCACGACAGGTGAATATGACCCTGAAGTCGGCGCAAGCCCGGTGACTACGGTTCAATACGACGGCTCAGGCTTTCGCGAGAACTACCGGCAGCAGGATATCGACGGCTCGCGCATCAAGGTGGGCGACGTGAAGATTCTGATCTCTCCGCTGCTGCAGGACGGCACGGACACGCCGAGGCCGATCAGCCAGGACAAGATCCTGTTCGACGGCGACACCTACACCGTCCAGAACGTTGACCCTTGGGATTACGCCGGCCTTGCCGTTGGCTTCAGTGTGCAGGCCCGCAAATGAGCTTCGCATTGGACCTGAAGGCGTTCGCCGAGAAGGCCGAGGCCAATGCCGAGACCGTCATCAAGAAGGTCGCCATCGACCTGCTGGCGGCCGTGGTGGATCGATCCCCCGTCGGTAACCCTGAGCTCTGGGCGGCCAATGCGACCGCGACCCAGTACAACAACGAGGTGGCCCGGCTGAATGCCGAGCTGCGCACCGATCCGGCGAACCTGTCCAAGAATGGGCGGATGAAGCCGGGGCGTCTGATCAAGGACGGCATGGACTTGGTTGCTGGCGGCGGGTATGTCGGCGGGCGCTTCCGGGGTAACTGGCAGGTCAGCTTCGACGTGGCCAAGACCGGCACGCTCGAACGCATCGACCCGACCGGGCAAGACTCGAAGGGCGACGGCGCGACGGTGATTCAAGGCTTCACGACTCAGGTCGGCACTATCTGGATGATGAACAACCTGCCGTATGCCCAGCCGCTGGAGTACGGGCACTCAAGCCAAGCACCGGCGGGCTGTGTGAGAATATCGGTCCTCGAAGTGCAGATGTTCATCGACAAGGCCGTCTCGGAGCTCCCATGACCAATATCACCGAAGAAGACAAAGCCTTCATTCTCGCCGCCATCGCCCATGGCAGAAAGGTGGCATCCGCGTACGGCACGCTTCATCCATGGTGGGATGTGATATTTGATCTTGAGGCGCACCTGAAGGGAGAGCGCACCTTGATCCAGCAGACCGATGACGAATGGATGGCGGACGCCAAAAAGATATCTGGAGAGCGCGATGTCGGACAAAATCATCCGCAGCCTGTTTGAGGGCCGCCTGAAGACGTGGGCCGCTGCAAGGGCGCCGGTACTGCCGATTGCCTACGACGATGTCGACTTCACGCCTCCGGCGGACGGATCGCCCCACCTGCGAGCCTTCCTGCTGCCGGCCAACACGACCAGCGAAGATCTTGAGGGCAAGCACACGGCTTACCGTGGCGTGTTCCAGGTTAGCGTCGTGACCAAGGCCGGTTCGGGCCGAGGTGCTGCTGAGTCAATCGCCGACGAGATCGCCGCGCTGTTCCCGAACAACCTGGCCCTGACCAAAACGACCTTCACCGTCTGCGTCCGCTCGCCGATGGCAACTGCCTCGCCACAGCAGGGCGACACGACCACCACGCTGCCGCTGTCCTTCACGTACAGAGCAGACACCGCTTCCTAATCCGCCCATTGGGCAAACCCAGAACCCGCCATTGAGCGGGTTTTGTCATTTCTGCACAGAGGAAAACCCCATGGGCTACAAACTCCCCAACGGCGCTACATTCGAGCATGCCGCTACCTACGCCGCGGCGCTCCCGTTCTCGGCCATCTCCAACGCCTCCGAAGCCATCTGCACCGTTGTCGGCGCCACTCTGGTAGCTGGCGACATCGTTCAGCTCACTTCCGGCTGGACTCCACTCAATGGCAAGGTGGTCCGCGTCAAGGCCGCGACAGCGACCGCGATCACCCTGGAAGCGATCGATACCACTAGCACCCAGATTTACCCGGCTGGCTCCGGCGCTGGCACGCTGACCAAGGTGCTGACCTGGGCGCAAATCCCGCAGATCACCGACGTGGCTTTCTCCGGGGGCGACCAAAACTATTCCGACATCGTCTTCCTTGAAGACCAGCAAGGCCGCCAACTGCCTACCGATAAATCCGCCGCCAGCATGGTGTTGACTGTCGCCGATGATCCGACTCTTCCGTATGTGGCCGTCGTTACGGTCGCCGACGCCGCGAAGTCAATGCAGGCCGCCCGGTTGAACCTGCCAGGCACTGACAAGCTGTACTACGGCGCCTATACCTCCTTCTCGCTTCAGCCGGCGGTCTCCCGCAACAACCTGCTGACTCGAACCGTCTCCCTGGCCTTGCAAGCCGCACCTACCCGCTACCTGTCGTAAGGGGAACACATGGCTAGCTTCAAGATTGCCCAGAACACCACGTTCAAGGCCGAAGTCGAAATTCCCCGCGTCGGCTTCGAGCCGGTCAAGGTTGAGTGCGAATTCCAGTATCGCGACCGCAAGGAACTGTCGAAGTACTACGACAAATGGAATTCTGAGCGTGATGCGCTTGCCAAGGAGGCTATGAAGGATGGCGCAACTTGGGAGTCTGCCACTGCAGGACAGATCGCGCTGGAGATCGAGCAACTCAAGGAAACGCTCGTCAGTTGGAGTTTTGACGAAGAGTTCACGGATGAGGCCATCGCTGAACTGGTGTCGACCTGTGTCGGCGCCCCCATTGCGATCATTAACGCCTACAAAAAGGCCTATGAGGTCGCTGCTCGGGGAAACTGATCGCCGCGGTGCAAGCGATGTACGGGTCGCGAGCGCCTGAAGAACAGCTGTCGCTGTTCGGCCTCAGCGCCGAGGACCTTGAAGAGGAAGACGTGGAGGTCTGGCCAGACAACTGGCCGGTCTTCCGCCTGTTCAATGCGCTCGGCACGCAGTGGCGCACCGGCCCCGGCGGCGCTACCGGGCTCGACTACACGTCCATTCGCGACGTGGCCAGCTACATCGGCATCAAGAAGCGGCAACTCCCCGAACTCTTTCCTGACCTTCAAGTAATGGAGGCCGAAGCGCTCGCTGTCATGGCTGAGGCGTAGTGAATTTTATTGTCAGGAGAAAGGCATGACACAAGACATCGCCAGCCTTGGGATCAAGGTAGAGACCGGTGACGTTGCCAAGGCTTCCACGGAACTGGATGGCCTGGCTCAGGCTGGCGCGAAGGCCGAGAAAGCCACGGAAGGCCTGTCTGGCGAGAGCAAAAAGGCCAGCGCCTCCATCAAGACGATGGCGGCCGAGACGAAAGCGGCTGAATTGGCTGCGGCCAAGCTGGAAAAGCAGACCAATGCGACCGGGCTGTCAGCGAAGCAAACGGCTGCCGCACTGCGCGGTGTGCCCGCTCAAGTCACCGATATCGTGACCAGCCTCCAAGGTGGCCAGGCTCCACTTCAGGTTCTGCTCCAACAAGGTGGTCAACTCAAGGACATGTTCGGCGGGATTGCTCCTGCTGCGCGCGCCTTGGGTGGCTACGTTGCTGGGCTGGTTAACCCATACACGCTGGCTGCGGCCGCGGCGGCTGGCCTGGGGATCGCCTACTACAAAGGATCGCAGGAAGCGACCGCTTACAGCACTGCTCTGATTCTCACCGGCAACGCTGCGGGCAGCAGCGCTGACCAGCTGGCAGGCTTGGCGGCACAGGTCAGTTCGACCATTGGCACCACTGGTGCCGCGGCAGAAGTCTTGGCCACGCTGGCCGGTAACAGCAAGATCGCTGGCGACAGCTTCGACGAGATCGCCGTCGCTGCGCTGCAGATGGAGAAAACCACCGGAAAGGCCATTGACGAAACCATCGCGGAGTTCGCGAAGATCGCCAAGGACCCGGTTGCGGCCGCGAAGGAGCTGAACGATCAGTACGGCTTCCTGACGGCTTCGGTCTACTCGCAGATCGTTGCGCTGAAAGAGCAGGGCGACACCATCGGTGCCGCCAAGCTGCTGACCGATACCTACGCATCGACCATCAACTCGCGCACTGGCGAAATCACCGCCAACCTCGGATTGATCGAAAGCGCGTGGAAAGGAATCAAGTCGGCTGCCGCCGGCGCGCTGGATGCGACACTCAGCGTTGGTCGCACGCAGTCGCTGGAACAGCAGGCTGCCGAGATCCGTCAACGCCTGCAATCTAATCAGGGGCGCGGCGGCCGTGCTGCTGCGCTTGGCCTGGATACCCGCAGCAGTGAACAGGATAAAAAGGACCTCGACTATCTGGAGCTCCAGATCGAGGCCGAGAAATCGCGCACCAAGTTCATCGGTGATCGGGTTCAGGTCCAGAAGGAAGGTATCGAAGCCGCAGGAAAACTGAAAGCCATCAGCGACGCCAACCTCACCAACGAGGAGAAGCGCAACAAGCTGATCAAGGAATACAAGCGTGACGTCGAGGCGTTACGCAAGGCGAATCCGAACGACCCGCTGGTCCAGGCTGATGTCGTCGCGAAGAACATCCAGAACATCAAGGACAAGAACAAGGACCCGGCCGGGAAGGCTAATCAGCTCAACCTGAGCGGCTACAACGACGCCCAAAACGCGATCAAGGATCTGCAGGCCACCTACTCGAACTCCGAGAAAGAGCTTGAGGCCCAGCAGAAGGCCGGTCTGATCACACAGCAAAACTACCTCGACCAGCGTACCGCGCTGATCCGGGCGGAGCGTGAAGAGGTCACCGGCGCCTATCAGGCCGAGATTGCGGCATTGGAAGCGGTCAAGGATCGCACTGGCACGACTGGCGAGCAGCGTATTCAGCTCGACCAGAAGATCGCCGACGCGCGCACCAGCATGGTCAAGGCGCAGAAGGATGCCGACAGCCAGCTTGAAGTGCTTGCGACCAATGAGCAGGGACGCTTGAAGAAGCAGGCCTTGGCGATCCAGACCTACACCGATGCCTTGAATCAACAAAACATCACGCTTCGCCAGCAGGGGCAGCGTGAGGCGGCAAGCCTTGGCATGGGTGACCGGCAGAAAGGGTTGCAGAGCCAGTTCAACGGCATCGACGACAAGGCCAATGCCCAGCGCATTGATCTGGCCAACCAGTACGGCGACGGATCGCGCGGCATGAGCCTCGACGAGTACAACGCCAAACTGAAGGCCGTCGCAGAGAGTCAGCAGGAACTGCGCAACACAGTGGTCGCCAACTATGACGACATGACGGATGCGCAAGGCAGCTGGAGCGCCGGCGCATCGTCGGCCTGGGAAAACTACCTGGAGTCGACGCGCGACGTGGCTGGGCAGACGAAGAGCCTGTTCACCAACGCCTTCAGCTCCATGGAAGACGCCATCGTTCAGTTCGCTATGACCGGTAAGCTGTCCTTTGCCGACTTCGCCAAGTCGATTCTGGCTGATATGGCGCGGATCGCGGCGCGGCAAGCCAGCTCGTCAGCCTTAAGTGGTCTGTTCGGCCTGGCTGCCAGTGCCGCGGGCTCGTACTTCGGTGGCGGCACCACTTCGGCCGGCTCCACTCAGGAGGGTTATTCCAACGTCGACTTCTCTGGGTACAGAGCAACTGGCGGCTCGGTGGACCCTAACTCGCTGTATCAAGTTAACGAGCTGGGCCCAGAGCTGTATAGCCAGGGAGGGAAATCGTATCTCATGACGGGCGCCAATGGCGGCAGTGTTACACCGCTGACCAGTGGGCCGCAGGCGGCAGCTAAGGCGGCAGCGCCCGCATCTAACGTGCTTCAAATCAACGTCCAAGTTGACGCTACAGACGGCAGTAACGCCATGCCCGATCCTGCTCGTTTGGCCGATGCTATCAAGGTCGTCTGCCGTCAGGAAATCGCAACCGCGCGGCGTAACGGCGGTCAACTCACCTAAGGAGGGATCATGCTGGCATTCACATGGGTTCCGACCTACGACGCCACCAAGACGGTCACCCCGACTGTCAAGCCGATCAAGTTCGGTGATGGGTACGAGCAGCGGCAGGGAACCGGTATCAACCGGCAGTCGCGCAAGTACTCGCTGACGTTCAAGCGCACCAAGGCGGAGATTGATCAAATCGATGCCTTCCTTGCCGCCAGAGGAGCCATCGAAGCCTTCAACTACACGCACCCCGGTCAATCGATCGGGGTTTTTGTTTGCCGCGAGTGGACGCGCACCGATGTCGCCCGCGGCGTCGATGGGCTATCCGCGACCTTTGAGGAGGTTTACGAGTGAGCGAACTTCAAGGTCAGCTGTCGCTTGCGCGGGGTCTGTCGATCTGGGAGGGCTTCGATCTGATCCTCTCTGACCAGACATTCCACTTCCATTCTGGAACCAATGAAGTATCGGGATCGGTTGTCTGGCAGGGGATCACCTATACGCCTTGGCCGCTCAAGGGGTCTGAGTTCTCAACGCCCGGTCAAGGTTCGCCGGCCCGCCCAAAGCTTCAGGTGGGCAATTTCGGCGGAACCATCTCGGCGTTGTGCCGTCAGTACGAGGACCTGTTGTGGGCAAAGCTCAAGCGCCATCGCACGCTGGTCAAGTACCTGGATGCTGTGAACTTCGTGGGTGGCAACCCGACGGCAAACCCCACCG